CTGCTAATCGGACTGATGTCTGATGCCATTCCGAAAGCACACAAGACCGAAGCAATAAATCTCCAGTCCGTTCTGCTTATCTTCGATTCATGACAGCCAATCATCTTTGCCAGACCGCGCTGGGTAAGCGTTGACAGGTTGATGAGTAAATCTGTTTCTGCGCGATCAATTTCTCGCTGTGTTAGCTTGCTGTAACTTGCTTGTTCCATTTCTTATGATTTCCAATAGTGAATATTACGCATCTGTTGATGCGTTTTTTGTGGGGACGAATCATCCCCGACCTGATTGTTTAAAGAGCGGTGTTACTTATGCTGCCTGATTCGGTTTTGGAAACAGGTGTGGCAAATCGGGGCGAATTTCGTAAGCCTTGATCTGCCCTCCAGTGGCGTTAACGATGGCGGTAACTTTCTCTGGAGAGACCAACCCGCCTTTCAGCCATTTGTGTACTGCTGGCTGCGTTACACCACACTTGTCGGCAAGGCGCTTTTGGCTACCGACAATTTTCAAGGCTCGTTGAATTACTAAATTCATGAGCATACCTCTTGTGGTCATTACTTATAACCAAAGATAACTCAAGTTATAAAAAATAGCAATAACCTTTGTTATTTTACTTTGGATAACCGTAGTTATAGATTTGTGGGTATGAAAACATTCGCAGAAAGACTAAATGCAGCCATGAGCTCAGCAGGGGTATCACAATCACAGCTTGCTGACATGGTTGGAATATCTCAGCCAGCCATACAGAAGATGTCGTCCGGTAAAACAAACGGATCTCGCAAGATGGTTGAATTAGCCAATGCTTTAAAAGTGCGCCCTGAATGGCTTAGTTCTGGTATTGGTGAAATGAGGGATGGTGCACATGAAGAACCATCCAATGTCCGTGAGTCATCTTTAAAAGCTGTGGTATGGGAAGACATTAAAAGAAACGATGACGAGTTTGTTGCGTTGCCTCTTCTTAACGTTTCGCTTTCAGCTGGAAGCGGTAGCTGCGAGCTAGAGGAATCATCGGAGTTCTCTTTGGTTTTCAGAAAGCACTATCTGAAAAAGATGGGAGTATCTGAAAGATCAGCCAAGCTAGTTAGGGTTGTAGGGCAAAGCATGGAACCAACGCTTCACGATGGCGATGTTGTTGGTGTTAACACGCAAGATACCACCATCAGAGATGGTAAAACCTACGCTATTTGCCAGTCTGATTTGTTACGAGTAAAAACATTAATCGCCACCCCTACATCGGTGATAATCAGATCAATAAATCGCGAAGAGTACCCGGATGAAGTAATGGATAGAGATGAATTTCATGAAACCGTAAGGATTATTGGCAGAGTATTCTGGTCGTCTCATAGTTGGTAACCGATAATCAGAAGAAGACTTACGGAAGTGCGGAGGGATAATGGAATTTCTGATAGTTTTTGTTGTTGTTTTGGTCATCATTCTTTTTGTTTTGCTAAGCATTAGTAAAAAGCTATCTCAAGTGATTGAACATAGCTCTAATCGCGCAAAAGAAGAAGAGCATCTAATTGATATAAAAGAGATTCTCTCTGATATAAAAATCACATTAGATGAAATAAAATACACAACAGATCTAATTGAACAGTATAAAATACCAACCCCAAACGAGAGAAAAGCAATAGATCAATATCGTATTGACTTAGAAATCGACGAAATGCTAAGCAAAAGAAAAGACTAAAAACACCCGGCCTCAGCGCCGGGTTTTCTTTTCCTGCCGTCCCCCACCCAATCAACCATCCTCATCATAGACAAGCATCAAGCCAAAGGTAGCACTTTCACCCCGCACGCAAGCCCTCAAACACCAATCAATCAGCAACATTTACAAAAATAAAATACCTTTGCTATCCATCACTTATAACTTATTTACCATAAAATATAAACTAAGTTATTGACCGCACCTATAACCTAAGTTATCTTTAAGCCATCAGCAGGACGCAGGAAGCCAAACGGAACAGATTGGCAGGCTCTTTAACATTGATGGAATGGGGATGATTCGTCCCCACCAAAGAGAGGTTGGCTTTGGGATTTGATGAATGTGCAGGTCGATGCACTAACGCTTAGCGGTGAGCACCTGCCTTTGGGGCAGGATGGGTAGCCGCAATCAGGAGATCGACACCTGACATCAAATCACCAAAGTCAATCATCGGAGGTATCCAGTGAAAGCAAGAGAGATTCGCAAACTCGAACGCGCTCGTAAGCACAAAGAGGCGACAGCAAAACGTAAAAATATTGACCGTGTTTCAATGGTGGTTTCGCTAGCAGGAGCGAATAGGAAGAAGGTTGAATGTGGTTCGTGCTGCCTGCCAAACGTAGCCATTTACGCGGCAGGCTACCGGAAATCAAAACAACTGACGGCGAGGTAATTATGGGTCAGGAAGAAAAATATGAGCTTAAAAAGCTCATTGGAGAAGACGCCATAGAAGAAATTGCAGCATTAACAACAGCTATAAAGAATATTAGGTATGCGCTAAATACGCTTATCTCCTCATGCGACAAAAATAGCAGGGAATTTTTGATACTTGGCGCAGCTCTAGGAATAGTTGATGCGGCAACGCTTCACCTAATTACTCATGACGATATTCTTATTGAGCCGTATGAAACATTACTGCTTGTCAGGCAAAAAATGGCTGATGCCGCAGCAAATGGAGACCTTCAACTTTACATCGACTTAAGGAAAGTATTAAGGCGAATGGTCAAAACTGAAGGAGATATCCCCCTGACAAAGTAAGGGGGTGAAGAGGCCATTTCAGGAATAAAATTAATAATTTGTCAGCGGCGGTACATATACAGGCTTAGGGTCTGGCGCTCTATACATCCGGTATTCATTCTTACAGCGAGGACATGAATGCACAAAGAACCCATTAGATTTTATAGTAACCGTGCTTGGTTGAAGTATCGATATTTTATGTTCGCCGAAGCAATGTGCACAAAGGTTATGCTGCTGAATAGAAGGATCGGAATGACTCTTAGGTCGATACACGACAGAACCACCTTCAGTTGTATGAAGTTCATAATTCTCAGCTTGCACAACAAACATCTTGATTTTTCTATTTTCATCTCGAAGCTTCATTGCGATCTCCTTCTCGGCCTGATAAAGGCCAGAGAGCTCCGCATTAAGCATCTGTAAGTCAGTTATTCTTTGGTGTAGATCACCAATAGCTTTAGCGATAACAGCATCGTCTCTGGTTTCTTTTATTGTCTTCAGCAGATCATAAGCCTGTTTCGCGGCAGTTATACCAGATAACACATCCATATAAATTACTCTCTTACTGTAGGGGTAAGAGGATTTTACTATTTTTCTCGCTGTAGGGGTACACGAGAACCACCGAGCCTGATGTGGTTAAAAGACAGGCACAATCTTTACTACCGCAAGCCACGCAGTGAAATGGGTGTGACTTGTGTTGGTCGCCAGAAAATGAAATTAGACAGCAAACCACTTATTTGAGGTGAGATATGACAAAATCATGGAGCGTACCTTTTCCTGAATCAGAAACTGAACATGATGGAATGCCTGTTTTCTGGAGATTCCAGGCGACAGTTGAAGAAGATGGGATAAAAATATTCGCACTTCAATATATAGCTTTTCATCAGACAGAGCATTATGCATGGTTGGTTCCTGCGCATTGGATTGTTAATTTTAAACCAGCACCAAATCAGTGGTTACAGGAATGGAAACAAAGGAGAAATAGATATGCAATTAAGAAAGTAGCAAAAAATGCAGAAAGATCTTTTGCATTCCCAACGAAGAAACTTGCCATTGAGAGTTTATTGCGCCGGAAGAAATACCATTTAATGAGAATCAAACAAGATTTGGCTGTTGTATCAACTCTTGTTGATGGGATGAAGAATATTGATACATCAACACCAGATATTGAATATAACTTTGGGCACAACCAAGAAACAGAAAATTGGGTATTTTATTAGTACGAGTAAGCACTGTGTATTCATTCCAACGAGTGAATACACGGAGCAATGTCGCTCGTAACTAAACAGGAGCCGACTTGTTCTGATTATTGGAAATCTTCTTTGCCCTCTAATGTGAGGGCGATTTTTTTCTGTGAGGATATGAACAGATGTCAAACATCAAAAAATACATCATTGATTACGACTGGAAAACATCAATAGAAATTGAAATCGACCATGACTTAATGACAGAGGAAAAACTTCACCAGATTAATAATTTCTGGTCAGACTCTGAATACCGACTCAATAAACACGGCTCTGTATTAAATGCTGTATTAATCATGCTGGCGCAACATGCTCTGCTTATAGCAATTTCAAGCGACTTAAATGCATATGGTGTTGTGTGTGAGTTCGACTGGAATGATGGAAATGGTCAGGAAGGATGGCCTCCAATGGATGGTAGCGAAGGAATAAGAATTACCGATATCGATACATCAGGAATATTTGATCCAGATGATATGACTATCAAAGCCGCCTGAGCGCGGCGTTACCGCATACCAATTACGCTTCACTCGAGGCGTTTTTCGTTATGTATAAATAAGGAGCACACCATGCAATATGCCATTGCAGGGTGGCCTGTTGCTGGCTGCCCTTCCGAATCTTTACTTGAACGAATTACCCGTAAATTACGTGACGGATGGAAACGCCTTATCGACATACTTAATCAGCCAGGAGTCCCGAAAAATGGATCAAACAATTATGGCTATCCAGACTAAATTCACTATCGCCACTTTTATTGGCGATGAAAAGATGTTTCGTGAGGCCGTCGACGCTTATAAAAAATGGATATTAATACAGAAACTGAGATCAAGCAAAAGCATTCACTACCCCCCTTTCCTGTTTTCCTAATCAGCCTGGCATTTCGCGGGCGATATTTTCACAGCCATTTTCAGGAGTTCAGCCATGAACGCTTATTACATTCAGGATCGT